GATCAAGAAGTAAACACTGATATGGTCGCTGCAGATATGAAAACGAAGATGGAAGAAATGTCACAGCACATGGCAGATATAAAAACAAAGTGTGCAGGTTATGATAGTAAGTTTGCAGAACATCAAGCTGCAATGACTAAGCAACAAGAAGCAATTAAAATGCTTACACAGATGATGGAGAAAATTGCAACTATGCCAGTTGAACAACCTGCAGCAATGGCTACAAATCAATTTACAACACAAAAAACTGAGAATAAAGAAGAAATGTTTCAGTCAATGGTTGAAGCAATGAACAAATTAAAAAGTAAATAACAAACCGAAATAAATAATTAACCCTATAAAAATTTAAACAATGGCATTTGACGTATCAGCATTAGCAAATTATACCATACAAAACGAAAAATTGTTGGTAACCAAATCTTTATTTGACGCAAAAACACAAAAGATCATTCAAGGATCTGGAAATGTAATGTCATCAGTAAAGTCATCAGAAACTATCAACGTATTAGATACTGATGCAGTATTCCAAACTGGTGGAAATTGTGGTTTCAATAGTTCAGGATCATCTACATTCACACAAAGAAGTTTGACTGTTGGAAAGTTCAAAGTTCACGAGTCGTTATGTCCTAAGACGCTTGAGTCGAAATATACCCAATTGGCATTAATGCCGGGGTCTATCAACGAGGGTATTCCATTTGAAAAGCAATACACTGATTTGAAAGCAATGTTAATTGCTGAGCAATTAGAAACAGCTTTATGGCAAGGTGATACATCATCTGCAAACGTAAACTTAAATAAGTTTGACGGGTTGATTAAGTTGATTGACACTGCTGCAGTTTCTGCAAATGGTAATCCAACAGGTATCACAGTTGCAACAGGTATCACAGTATCAAATGCATTTACAATTGTAAAAGGTATTAAGAACGCAATTCCTGCAAGAGTTAAAGGAAAGAAAGATGTAAGATTGTATTGCGGATGGGAAGTATTTGATGTGTTAGTTGATGCATATGTAAATGCAAACTTGTTCAACTACGGTGCATCACAATTATCTTATGAGAATGGTGAGTTCACAATACCAGGTACAGCATACAAGTTAACTGCAATTCATGGTTTAGATGGTACAAACAGATTGTTTGCAATCAGAGATACAAACTTATTCATGGGTTGTGACATCTTAGGTGAAGAAGATAAGTGGGAAATTTTCTACGCAAAAGAAGCAATGGAAGTAAGATTTGTTTCTGAGTGGAAATTAGGTGTACAGGTTGCGTTTCCTGCTGAAATCGTAAGTTTCAAATTAGTACCATAAGAAATAGAATGGTGACCACTGCAAATGTGGTCACCATTATTTTAAAATAATTAAAAATATAAATCGATGCCCTGTAATTTAACCCAATCATATAACCTGGACTGTAGAGATTCTATAGGCGGTTTAAAAGAAGTTTACTTCATGGAACTTGGAAACTTGACTTCATTTACTGAAGCTTCAGGTGTTGTAACTGCAATCACTAAAGCAGCAGGAAAAAAGTTTTATAAGTATTCTTTAATCAAGCAAACAAGTAAGTTTGAAGATACATTGACAGTGAATGAAGAAAATGGAACTGTGTATTCAATGCAGAAGTTGACAATCATCTTAAACAAGTTGCAAGCAAATACAAGAAATGAAATCACATTGCTTGCACAAAATTTACTTGTATGTGTTGCAGCTGATAGAAATGGAAAGTATTGGTTTTTAGGTGCAACAAACGGGGTTGTAATCAACACAATCAAAGGTGAAACCGGAACAAAAATGGGCGACAGAAACGGCTACACTATTGAATTAGAAGGTGCTGAACCAGCATTCGCACAGGAAGTTTCTGCAGGAATAATTTCAGGATTGACATCATAGAATCCTTAACCTTATAAAATAAAAATCTTCAACCTAATAAGTTGAAGATTTTTTTTTGACACAAAACAAAGATTTTGATATTTATAATTAATGATACAACTTATTAAAGGACAAAGCAAAGATGTAATTGTGACATTGACGGAATTGACAACAATTGCGAATGCTTATTATTTGTTTGTATTTACACATGAAACAACAAAAGAAGTGATTAATGTAATCAAGAATTCAAATTCTGATTTAAGTCAATTCAAATACAGATACAACAAGTTTACATTTGCATCAGGATTGTTTGCAAATGCATCAATAGGCAAATACACTTATTCAGTTTTTGAACAACTGAGTTCAAGCAATACAAACATCACAGGTTTAAATTTAATTGAATCGGGTAAAATGGATTTGAACGTTTCAGCAACACCAGTTGACGTGTTCAATGAATATTCAGCACCAACAACATTTAGAACTTATGCAGGATAATATAATAATATTAAAGTTTGATGACAGTAAGATTCCGGAATTCAAAGAAGTTCGGGGAAAGCAATTTATTTCATTTGGTGAAGACAATGATTATCCAAATTACTTGATAAAATTATTTAACAAGTCGGCAAAACACAATGCCATAATCAATGGTAAGGTGACTTATATTTTCGGCGAAGGTTTTTATTGTAAGGTTGATGATCCAATTGCGGATAGATTCATTTTTAAGGTGAACAGTGCAAATGAAAGTTTGAATGACATTGCAAAGAAATGTGCAATTGACATTGAAATTTTTGGCGGTTTTTACTTGAATATTATTCCAAACAGAATTGGTGAAATTGCTGAAATTTATCATCTTGATTTCAATCGTGTAAGAGCAAATGAAGATTGTTCACAATTCTTTTATAAGAATGACTGGATATCTAATCGTGACAAACCGAAAGAATATCCTGCATTTAATGAAGCGAAAATGGATAAGGCATCTATATTCCAATACAAAGAATATAGACCAGGATTAAGAACTTATCCTTTGCCAAATTACATTGGTGCAATGAACTATGTGGAAAGTGACATGGAAGTAAGCAAGCACACATTAACAAATGCAAAGACAGGATTCAGTGCGACAAAGCTTATCAATTTCTTCAATGGAGAGCCAGCACCGGAAATGCAACGTGATATTCAGAAAAGATTAGAAAAGAAATTCACCGGTGCTGATGGATCAAAGATAATTGTTTCATTCAATAATGATCCTACAAAGGCACCAACGGTGATTGATTTGGGATCATCAGATTTGACAAAAGAAGATTTTCAAAAGGTTGATGCATTGATTACATCAAACTTAATGGCAGGACATCAGATCACTTCACCTGTGCTGTTTGGTATTAGTGAGCCGGGCAAACTTGGATCACGTAATGAATTGAAAATGGCATATGACATTTTTAATAATACTTATGCAAGTGCAAAACAAAGAACACTTGAAAAGGTGTTCAACTACATAGCAAAATTAAAAGGCATTAAGAATGAATTATTCATTCGTTCTGTTGATCCTGTAGGAATTGAATTCACTGATTCATCATTGATTACTGCAGCACCTAAATCATGGATACTTGAAAAAATGGGTGTTGATACTGCAAAATACTTTGATACAACGGTTGCAGGTATTTCTACAATTTCACCTGAAACAGGCGCAAAAACACAGGCACAAATTATCAGTGATAGTATCAATTCACTTTCACCATTGGTTGCGAACAAAGTGCTTGAATCAATGACTGCAGATGAAATCAGATCACTTGCAGGTCTTGCACCAAATCCATTGGTACAAACACCAACGGAACAAACAACAGCAACAGCAATTGCATCAACACCTGTTGCACCTGCAGACACACAAATGAAAGATGAATCTTCCATAAATAGTGTATTGACAAACTTAACTGGAAGACAATTACAACAAATCAATAGGATTGTAAGGCAATACACAAAAGGTCAATTGACAATGGACCAGGCATCACACATGTTGAAATCAGGATTTGGTTTCAAAGATGAAGATGTGAAAATGTATCTTGGAACAAATGAAGCACAATTTTCAGAAGATCACAATGAAGTTGATGTGGCAAACATGCTGATTGAGAACGGTGAACTACGTGAAAAATTTCATTTTATTTATACGAATGAAGCAAAGTTCATATCAGATGCAGAAGTGAAATCATTTGAAGATAGTTTTTATAAAAAAGAAGTATTCAAACTTTCAGCAAATGTCACTGATCTTGAAGCAAACATTTTGAAGATGATTCAAAAAAATCCAAATGTTCAAGTAAAAGACATTGCAATTGCCAACGATATTGATG